ATAGACATACATCATGGATTCTTGATTTAGAAGAAAACTTATTTACTTATGAAGAGATAGGTCAACGCATGGATGATACTATACTTAAAATAATGGAGGAGCAGTTATGAAAATATTTGGACCATATAAAGGTAGTAAACAGAATGGTGGTCGTCCCATTTATGTTATTAAGCGTAAGAAAAAAGATGGCACTACTGAAAGTACATCTACCAACAAAGCCCGATTAGATTATAAGAAGGCTACTGGCAAGAAATTAAAACGTAATCAAGAAGTAGACCATAAAGATGATGGTGGTCGTGAAGGTAGAGACGGTATAAAAAACTTAAGAGTCCTATCTAAAAAGAAAAATGTTGGCTTAGAGAATAAGAGACGAGCCAAAAAGAAATGAAAACTATTGTTTGCATATCAGACCTTCAAGTACCCTACCACGATGTAGAAGCCGTCAAGGCTATCGCGAAATTTATCAAGGCTTACCAACCTGATACTGTAGTTTCTTGTGGTGATGAAATGGATATGCAAACTATTAGTCGTTGGAGTAAAGGAACTGAGTTAGAGTTTGAGCGTTCTATTGGGCGCGATAGAGACACTACTCGCCAAGTACTTTACGATTTAACTATTGAACATATGGTTCGTAGTAATCATACAGATAGATTATTTAATACTGTAATGATGCGCTCTCCTGGACTATTAGGTTTACCTGAATTAGAATTAGAAAACTTTCTTGGGTTAAAAGAATTAGAAATTAAATATCACAAAGACCCATACGAACTAGCCCCAGGTTGGTTGTTAATGCATGGTGATGAGGGTAATGTCCAGCCTACTGCTGGTGCTACAGCCCTTGGATTAGCCAAGCGTAGTGGTATGTCTGTAGTCTGTGGACACACTCACCGCATGGGCTTGACCCATCATACTCAAACATATCGTGGCGGTAAACCTAAAACTATTTGGGGTATGGAACTGGGCAACCTAATGAATTACAGTAACGCAAAATATATAAAGGCTGGATTATTTACATGGCAACAAGGCTTTGGTATCCTTCATGTTGATGGTAAGACTGTAGTTCCACAGATAGTTCCTATTGTGAACAGGTCATTTACTGTAGGAGGGAAGACTTGGAAGTGGTAAACAAGGACCTTGAGCGCTACCCTTGGGAGCGCATAGAAAAATGGGATTACATAGTAATTGCTGTTGCTGCTGAGTACCATAGAAAATATGATATGGTTGAGTTGGAAGATATCAAACAATCATTATACAAATGGTTCCTCGAACATCCCAATAAGTTAAATGAGTGGGAAGCAATAGGTGAGAAGGATGCTAAAAATCTAATCTATCGTTGTCTTCGTAATGATGCATTGGATTATTGTTTAGAGTGGAAAGCCAAGTCTGTCGGCTATGAAACTTCAGATGTATTCTTTTATGAAGCAGATATAATCGAAGCACTCTTGCCCTCAGTTTTACGAGGTGAGTTTGGTGTGTCGCATAAGTTAAATTTAGTTGGTCCGAGTAAGCCACCTGCCCCTGCCGAAGGCGGCAACATGATGGTAATGATGATTGAAATAGATAAAGCGTACCGCAAACTCAGCACCGAGGATAGGACGGTATTGTTTTACAGGTACGCTGAATCTATGGACTATGGCGATGTCGCTACTGAGATGAATTTAGGTAGCGAAGATGCTGCTCGTATGCGCCATAATCGTGCAGTCAAAAAACTTATCACTAGAATCGGTGGATTCCGACCTTGGTCAGATAAAGATTTTGATAAAAAAGAAGACGATAGTAGCGATAATCTCCAAGCCATAGAACCACATGAACCAAATGAAGATAGGGATGAACACGGGTCCGATGAGTAAATACTTATCTATTTTCAAATAGGGTACTCTTGTTCCATGTAGTTCTTGTACGCTTCTCCAGCCCTGTCGAAGGTTTCATTTATAACCCTCTTATAATTAATCAAGTGTGCTGGTTTAATCAAGTGTCCTTTTGATTGATTAGGTGGTTGTTTATTTTCTATTGGTTTACCAAAGTGTTTTACCACATCTATTAGATGGTCTATTGGTGTTATGATTACATTATTATCTAACACGAAAGCCCAATGAGTAGCCTTACTTACGGCTATGCCTGACGGCTGCCATGTGCCACTCCCTTGATAGAAACAAGACTCCTCTATAAATAAGTTGCCTGTCTCCATCCAGCGTCTATCTGTCTTAACTTCTACTGTATCCATGTGTAATAGGTCGGCAAGTTTACTCTCGCCTATTTGCCCATCACGCAAGTCTAAGTCCCAATCCGAATTTTTCATTATCCTCCTGTCGAATAGAATCCAGGACCTTTGAATTTGATTCCTGGTACTGTATACACTCGTTCCATTATTTTATAGCAGTCTAAGGTTGAGCACCTTACAACATATTTTTCATAATCTTTGTGGTGTATAAATTGCTCCCTTGTGCCACCACAGGTATTGCATTTGAAGTCATAGTTCGGCATTATTTATCCTTATGGGTAATTGTTATCTTACCCCAGCGTTTACTTGTGCTCATATAGTTTTTCTTAAACTTAGAGCGTTTCCACTTTTTCAATGGCTTTATTACTGATGGCATTAGTACCAGCCATTCTTCTCCCAAAACTTCCATGCTCCACATGGGGTTTTGTATCTGTAAATTATATAATCCAATCCTTGGTCAATCTGCTCCGTAGGGTTTGTGTTGGGCGAAAGCCCAAGAAGTTGTGGAATACCACCAGCATGTAGTTTCTCACCTTTCTGATATACGGGTTGTTTATTGTATGCTTCATGTCTCCAGTTAGATTCCTTTGTCCATAATTTATCTAAACATAGCCATTGATTATGCTGCCATGCCAGTAATGAATCTCTAGCGTACATCTTGCTATCATCAACTGTCCATTCCGTTGGTGCTGGTAAAGTCTCTACCCTAGTTACCCCAAAGATAGAGAATATACCTATAAACAGCAACAATAATCTTCTCATATTTACAGCCTCGTTTCCTCTGCGATAACATCTGTATCTGCAGGCATGTCGAACTCAGACACTTCCCACTCTTGGTAGGGTGCATCCAACGCTAGACCTATAGCCGTGTCTATATCATACTCTGCTACATAATATATCAGGGTAGCAGGCGTTCTAACCTCTATTCTGTACCTTTTTATCTCCATTCTATCCCCCTTTCTGTCATAGTATTCCTAACCTTGATGGCAAACCTTACCTTTTGTCTGATACCAGAGTTCCTTGTAACCCTACCCATCATAGCCAATCTCTCTCCTGGCATAGTGCCACCATATATACCATAATCTAACGCATCACCACTCTTACCTATCTCTAGGCAGTTATCCTTTGCAGGACAATTCCTACATATCGATAGTGCTGTGATAGCATTCTCTACCTGTCTCCTAGCCTCTAGTGAGTTGGTATTAACACTACTGGTGGGGTCAGCCAAATCCACCTCACCAGCAAACCACAAGTCAGGGTTATTATGGGACAGACATGTTCCATTACTGACATCAAGTTTCATTAGTTATGTATCCCGTAATCCCAGCATATCTTTTGGAAGGTTACATTTAACTCCACAATCATTCTACTAATCATGGCTTCATCCATATTTCCTATGTCACTCTTACTTACTTTTGCTGCCCATATTGCATCTTTTTCTAGTTCCATTATTTGTCCATTTCTGTTATAGAGTCCAACGAGTATTCAAACTCAGGGCGGTCTGCCTCAGGTGGCGCTGTGCCATCCCAAATCATTTCATAGCCGTCATGAGAATCCCAGTATAATCTACCTGAGTATTGATTAGTTCCATCATTTAGTATGATAGATTTTGCAAAGCCAGTACTGACCTTTCCGTCAGATGATATCATATATTTATCTAATAGTTCCATAACCGATACTTCCTCTGTCATTTATATCCTTTCTTGCTGTATAATACAGCAGATGTTTGACTTCTACTTTAGAAGCCAAAGTCATATTGTCCGTCATATATTGGTTTGTGTTGGAGGGATTTCTCCCTTTCAGGTGTCCAGCATAGGCAACCATCATCCTTGACCATGCTACAATCAAAACATGTACCACAGTCAAAGCAGTAGTATGGATTATCATCACTCAATTGTGGTGTACCACATCCATAACACATGCAATCATCTTCACTACCACCTATATCTTCTAGGTCATAGTAATCATTAGACTTCTTAAACAGGCTAGACCAAGCACTAGCCTTGTAGGTTTCATTAGACCACCAGTTACCATCATTATCCCAATGACCTAAGTCCTCGTTGATAATGTAGCAATCATACATAGCCACAGGGTCTAGGGTAAATATAGCAATCTTGTTACCAGCAGACCAGCCTTCTAGCATACTGTATAGATTGACATCATCTAGCGCTTTGACACCACCCATAGCAGGTAAAATATCATCAGCAAAGATACGCGTATCACTACGCTTATCATTGGCAGGAATATCCACACTAAGAATGCCATTGTGTGCTAAGTATGTGAGGTCGCTACCGCCCACTTGGAATGGATGGCAGTTATCATCATTCTTAACACCATGCGTAGCAAATCTAGCATGATACATAGCATAACTACTAGGGTATTGCTTACGCACCGCTAGGAACTCTTTGATTATTTTCTTAGCAGACATACCCTTACCAGTAATAATTTTATTACCAGCAATTACAGCATAGCCAAAGCCATGCGGATTATTACACGAAGCACACTCTAAGTCTTTACGCTTGGGTGTACTATTCGGGGAACTTACTACCAATAGGCACATATTCTTTCCTCTCTATTTTATCTATCACATTGGACATGCCATTTAATCTTTGATTGAGAGAAGGATATAACTCTGCTCTCTCTCGGATATATTGTATTAGGTTAATACAATCTAACTTGTGCCCCCTTACCTCGGGAACACTCATCACTCTTGTGAACTCAACGCTGGCATGCGCTAAGTCTATACATGACTTGATGAATCTAGTATTTAGACTACCTCTAAAGATTCTCATCTCTAGTGTATTTCTATTGTTGGTATTGACGGCAGAGTATCTATCACTACCGCCTCGCTCAAACTTATGCTTAAGAGATTTAGCACCAGTACGGGGGTCAACATTATCATCAAACTTAGCCCAATGACTAGATGACCTACCAGCAAGCACCTCATAGAAGTCCTTGTTGTTGTACACTAACTGTAAGAATCTATGTTGGTGTGAACCACCACTAAACCCATTACGAGATATGTGGATGTGAAGTCCACAAGTTTTTGTACCCCATGCCATCATACTATAATTATTCTTAAGTGTTTCTACAGTATTCCATAGAACACTAGCGTCATTCATAAAATAACTATGGGATAATGGGTGAGTTACTATCTCAAACCCACAATTAAGTGAGCCGTCAGATTTGAGATATGCTATAGATTCTCGTTCCAATCCTTGAGCATACTCGGCAGCGTTTCTCCTATCGTCATAATCGCCACCTCGTGTTTCTGTTTCTATTTCTATGCCAAAGTACAAGCGTGTCTGCTCGTCCTCTGAACTGTGGAAGATAGGGTCAGGTCTATACGAATAATCATGTATAATCCTGCTATCGCTTTCCTCATCATGGTCATATCTGCAACCATTTACAAAGTAGTTATCACACTCCTCACAATAAGAAGTATTGTTCTCGAAACATCTCTCGCACATAGTATCACTACTATCATCTGCGCTATATGAATAACCAGTAAAATAGTTATCGCAAATATCACACCAAGTAGCCTCATCACGAGTACATGTTCGACACCATAACTCACCCTCTACATCATTGTATTCATCATCAACTGTGATAACACTCTCACATTTGATACACATTATCATACAACTTTCACAGACAGGGTCTCCGCTACTAGTAGTAGTGCCGTCATCATCACTATTTAATTCAGTATTGCAAGCGATACAACACTTGACTTCTACTTCATCAACAGTATCCATATTCTATCCTCTGCCGTATAATACAGCGAAAGCATTTCTCTCGCTGATAGTGCTATTTTAGCACCGATACTGTGGGCGTGTCAAGTTTGTGACGCACAGAATCTAAGATTATATTTACAATTTTGTTCCGTAACTCATCACTCGTTTTGGCTCGCCCAGCATACCCATGCCGTTCATTGTACATGGAAAATTGCCTCAAAGATTCCCTCACGACCTCTAGTTCATCTCTAGAGAGCGTGAGGATAATCTCATTGGCATAATCTACATCACTTTTGGACACTTGACTCACGGATTAAGCGAGTAAGTTTAGCATTTCTGATAGCGGTGGTGATTACTAGCGTGGTGCTAGTAGTCAGCGCGATAATAATTGCTATCGTGTCTGTTATCTCTATGTACATGATTACCTTTCGTTAGTGCTTGCTGTATTATACAGCAGGCGTGCCCACCATAGGAATTGCACCCATGATTATGCCGTCTAGCGTGGGCTGTCCAGTTGCTATTCGTAGTCCGAGTCCGAAGCAACATCCTCAAGTAAATCATTTATATCGGACATATCTACCTGAAAAATATCTTCAGTTGCTATAATCTCGGCTATCTCATGCTCGGTCATGAAATCAAAGGCAACATCATCGCCACTCATTGTTTGCCCTATCCATAGCACGAGCAGTTTGCTCTTTAACCTTAGCCTTGCGTAATGCTTCGGCTTCCATATTTTTACGAACCTCATTTTGCTGTATTAAAGCAAGGAAGGTATCGCCTATTGCTATATCCATTTGCTTATCTTTCTAGTAGAGCCTCGCTGTATTATACAGCAGGGCTGGCGGTAGTTCTTTCCCGTTAGTAGTAGTTTACTCTCTATTCAGGGCTAGGTCAAGTCTAAACGAATTTTACTGTATTATACAGCAGGCTTAAATCGTACCCCTTCCGTGCCGTTGCTGTGCCGTATCGTCTAGTTTGTGTTGAATTTTTTGAGCAGATAGGCGTACCAATACCCCCTAGTACCGATTAGTTCCCATACCGACTTGTACACATTAGTTTGTGTTGGGTTTGTGTTGGAAAATTTTTGGGCAAAAAAATAACCCCCCTTTCGGGGGGCTATCTTATCTTGGCTTAGGCTTTTACTTTTACTTTTGCGCCTACGCTGTTTTGGTGAATGGTGTAAAGTTTTGCGATTACATCATTTAGTTTTGCTGGCTCTGTGGTTTTCTTATCCTTTAGGCTAATAGCCTTTAGATAATCGTTCAGGTTATCTATTACGGCTTCAAAAGTGATATTTTTTGCAAGGTCTTTTACATCTGTTTTCACCTTGCTTTTATTATCTCTTTCTTGGCTCTCTTTTTTGGTTAAGATTTTTTCGTCTAATTCCGCAAAAGTTGAACAACCCGCGATAGCAGATTTTACACCGCTTGCTTTTACATCATAAAGAGTACGGACGGCAAGGGCTAAAATATCTGTCGCCTTTATATCGTCTAACTCTGTTTGAAACTTATCCATAATCAAGCAAGCGGTTGGAATTGCTGGTACATGATTAGGCAAAATCAACGGGCGGATATTTACATCCTTTAGCATGGTTTTCATGCTGTATTCCGCTTCTTTTTGCGTAGTGCCATTTTGCAATTCATTACCAACAACAAAAATAAATCCTTGATTTATTTTGTTATTTGTTGCACCTGCATTTATTACATTTTGGTAATCGTTTTGGATTACTAGATTTTCCTTAATTACTTCTACTACTTTTACTGCTTTTGCTTTTGCCATTTTTTTTACATCCTTTTTCTCGGTTTTATGGGAGTTGTTTCCCATTGGCTTTATTATCGCATTTTTTTGGAGTTGGTGCAACCTTAGCCAAAAATTATTTTTAAGCGTCTGCTGTATTATACAGCGCTCATCTGGACGGGCTAAGGGTGGGCATGAGATACCCCTAATTGACCTAGAAAGGGCAATAAAAAAGCTGATTTTTTGATTTTGTTTATTCCTCTACCTTGCTTTATAGATGCCCCTATTGGTGAGCCTTCTAACCCTTCCCTTATTCCACCCAATAATAATTTATTTATTACCCCGTAAAAAAGGTTTAGGGAGTTAGTCACAAGCCAATTAAATCCCTAGTAAAGCCTTATTAGATAGCGTTAATTAGTTATTAGGTAGGCAAAAGCATTTGTCCGTAGGCTTTATTAATCGGGACGCATTACTATATATATAGTCCAGTAAAAAATTACTGTTATATTATATATTACCCCCTTATATACGCTCAGAATGAGCGTGATTATTACCTATCTGTTCGCTTTTAGCACTTTGAACAGGTTATCTATAGTAGATAACTTATTATAAGTTGGCTCCTTTTAATCCCGCCAACTATTATATATAATATTATAATATATAATTATAATGGGATAGTTATGCCCGTTAATAGGGACCGTTAAATAACCGTTTATGGGGGCAACTGTGGGTCGTAAGCCAGGTGTACAGAATGTATCCAAAGAGGCAGCCCAACCCCAGGTATTAGAACTGCTAGCCCAAGGGGCTACTGTGATAGATGCTATGAAGGCCGTAGGCAGAAACGATGTTACCTTCCGGCAATGGTCTATGGCAGACCCAGACTTTAAGGACAAAGCGGATAAAGCCCGCCTTTCAGGCAAAGGTATCAAAGCAGACCTTGCCAATCTAAAAGATATATCCTTTGAAGACTTTAGTGAGCAATTCCTAGAGACTAAGTTATTTGACCATCATAAGACTTGGATTGATTTAATAGAGGGTAAAGAACCAAGGTCTGTCCACCCTAGTATGACTTATGAGCAAGCAGCAACCAATCGTATTCTAATTAACGTACCACCAGAGCATGCTAAGTCTACTGTACTTACCATCAACTATGTTACCTATCGGTTATCTATAGACCCTAACGTTAGAATCATTATTGTATCAAAGACGCAAGGTATGGCTCGTAAGTTCCTATCTGCGATTAAGACAAGATTAAGCCACCCTAACTGGACCAAAATGCAGGTATCCTTTGGACCCAACGGTGGCTATAAAGCGGATTCGCCAACTTGGTCAGCCGACATGATTTATCTAGGAGCAGGAAGAGACTCTGGAGAGAAGGACCCTACGGTGCAAGCCTTAGGATTCGGTTCCCAGATTTACGGTGCTCGCGCCGACCTGATTATCCTTGATGATGTGGTGATGAACGCAAATGCCCATGAGTGGGAGAAGCAAATTGAATGGCTTCAAAAAGAAGTTATCACCCGCCTAGGGCGACATGGAAAACTGCTTATAGTAGGAACCCGTGTCGCGCCTATTGATTTATATAAAATGATTAGAGACCCTGACCAATGGACAGGTGGCAAGACTCCATTCACATACATGGCTATGCCAGCCGTATTAGAATTTGATGAAGACCCCAAGAACTGGAAAACACTCTGGCCTTGGACAGATAGAGCAGAAGGAGAACAGGACCAACCTAATGAGCAAGGACTATACCCCAAGTGGGATGGACCCTCGCTTTTTACAAGGCGGTCTGAAGTTGCTCCGTCAGTCTGGGCTATGGTCTACCAGCAAGAAGATGTCCAATCCGATTCCATATTCTCGCCAACAATTGTCGCAGGATGTGTTAACGGTATGCGAAAGCGTGGACCTCTTAAATCAGAAACGCCAGGACATCCCAAGAACGTAGATTCACTTTATACTATTATTGGTTTTGACCCTGCGGTAACTGGAAGGTCAGCCTTTGTGGCTGTATCTTACAATCGTGTTGATAGCCGTATATATGTTTTAGACTGTGTTAACATGGTTGACCCTACCCCACAAAAAGAGAATGCTCTTATTAAAGAATGGGTAGAGAAGTTTAGACCACAAGAGTTTAGGGTTGAGATTAACGCCCACCAGAAGTACTATGCTATGGACTCAGAACTTAGGGACTATCTAGCAACCTATGGTTGTCAACTTAATTCGCATTTTACTGGCAAGAATAAGTGGGACGTTGGTTTTGGTGTTGCCTCTATGGCTAGCCTATTTGGCACCGTACACGATGGTAGATTCCAAAACAACAACATGATAGAATTACCTTCTAACGAAGGCTCTGAAGGACTTAAGTCTTTAGTGCAACAGTTAATTATTTGGAAGCCTGATACTAAGAACCCAACTGACTGTGTAATGGCTTTGTGGTTTGCTATAATACGTTGTAGAGAACTAATGCAAAAATCAAGCAGGGTTGGTAACTACCAAAATAATAGGTGGGCTACCAGAGCACAACAGAATAGAAGATACGGAATTAATTTAGATGAAGCCTTTGCGGAGCAATGGCAAGAAACTTATAACTAGGGAGATAAAATGCCACTACCATTAGGCCCAGCAGCATTGGCTGCTTTAAGAATAATTTCTGCAGCAAAAGCAGCAAGAACAACTGGTGGAATTGTTGGTGCAGGTTCTAAAGCAGTAGACCCAGCATTTAGAAACATGACAAATACAATTCAAAGCAATTCTGTTAAAATAGCAAAAAGTCAAGCACAGATTAATGCAGAAGGTGCTGCAAAGGCTAGAGCCGCTATGGGATTACCGCCTAAGCCAACTGTCCAAGAAATTGCTAGTAGAGCAGCAAAAGAAAAATTAAAATTACAAAAACCAAGGATTAAATAGTGTTAGATATCCAACAGATAGCAGCACGAGTTCAATCTTTACGCTATAGAAGTACAGAGCGTGATGGTCGCAACCTTGACGTACTTGCTGTGCGTAGAGGTAAGATTGCTGAAGTCTACCCTAATTTTTTTCCAGAAGGAGTAGATGCTAATGTCGTGGCAAATTTTATTGATATCGTTGCCCGTGACTTGTCGGAAGTTATGGCACCACTTCCTGCGGTTAACTGCTCGGCCGCTAATCAGGTCTCTGACCGTGCTCGTACTTTTGCCGATAAGCGTACTCGTATTGCTAGTAATTATTTTTCTAACTCTGACCTTGCGGTACAAATGTACTCAGGAGCAGACTGGTATTTAACCTATGGTTTTGTTCCATTTATTATTGAGTTAGATGATGATGCAAAATTACCTCGTATTCGTTTAGAAAACCCAATTGGTTCTTACCCAGACTTTGACCGCTATGGTCGTTGTATTGCTTTTGCTAAAAGATATGTACTTACCTTAGGTGAGTTAGTAAGCCAGTTCCCAGAACACGAATATCAACTTTTAGGTGGGCTAGGTTATAAGCAAGATTTAAATGCTCAAATAGAAATGATTCGGTATTACGATAAAGACCAATCAGTTATTTATATACCTTCAAAACAAGATTTAATTTTATCACAAGCAAATAATCCATTAGGTAAACTAATGGTTGTTGTCGCACGTAAACCATCTATTGACGGTGAGATGCGTGGACAGTTTGACGATGTACTTGGAATTCAGTTACTCCGCAACCGTTTCGCCTTATTGGCAATGGAAGCAGCGGAGAAATCAGTACAGGCACCTATTGTACTTCCACAAGATGTACAAGAATTACAACTGGGTGGAGATGCGGTTATCCGCACC